TGAGCACCATTATTGGTTCCCTCATTTAATTTTATTGCACCTCCATTTGATGCATGATTACCTATGAGTAATTCATCAACTGCCTTGTTGGAGTCCACAATGACTGCCGAAGCAGCTGTAAGAGTACCATGAACTTGATCCAACATATCGGTGAAATATTTTCCACCAATCACATCTACATTAGAACCATCACCTACGAATAATCTATCTCCTGCATCACCCTGAGATCCAGTTCCTAGTGTTACCGCTAATTCACCAGCGACAAGAGAGCCTGGGGCAGAAGTTCCAGTTCCACGTTTTATTTGTATTACTGTAGCCATTTGTTATCCTTTAAAATGTTCCCCCATCCATAACAGGGGCAGAAAATGTTCCTCCAAATACATTGGAATCTCTCCATTTGTTTGAAGAAGATTGATATGCTAAGAGAGCTCCATCTGTAACAGGAGTACTTATATTTGTGTCAGCCATCGAACTGACTGTTCCGCCTTGCGCTCCTGCTTGAGCCATAATATCCCAATGCGATGTATTTTGATCTGGTCTTTTATTTGTATTTGCCTGAGTACTAACATAAGAAGAACCACTGTAGTACACTGCTTCATTTACACCATAGGCAGTAGATGCATCCCAACCACCTCTCCATGTTATATCCCCAGATGGGCCAGTGTCTCCTCTGGGTATTGTAAAATTTAATACTGCTGAACTTGTGTCACCTGAGTTAGATACTGATGCACTCGATCCTGCTGTACCTGTAGTAACTGACCCTACAGTAACCGATGCAGCCGTTCCTGCAGCCCCATCTGCTCCAGATGGTATTTCAAAATTTAAAATAGCTGCTTGATTGGTTCCTGAGTTAGATATTGTGGCAGCTGCGCTTCCTGCAACTTTAGAAACAGAACCAACTGTTACTGTAGCTGCGGTTCCTGCATCACCTTGAATACCCTTTGCACCCTGTGGCCCCTGAGCTCCAATAGATCCAGTTGCACCTGTCGGCCCCTGAGGCCCAAGATCTCCCTCTGCACCTTTTGCTCCAGTTGCACCTGTCGGCCCAGCTGCACCAGTTGCTCCTGCATCACCCTTTGATACTACAAGACTCCACTGAGTTGCATTTTGGTCTGGTCTTAGGTTTGAATTTCCCTGAATACAAATGTATGCACTACCCTCATAATATACAACTTGATTTGCAACATAGTTTGATGAAGAACTCCACTCTCCTGCCCATGTCATGTCTCCATCTGCACCACGAATACCCTCGATGGCCATTCGTGTAATTTGAGGTTGTACTCCTACAGATGTAGAGGCTGCGACAGAACTTGGAGATGTAGTAGTTCCTGAAACACTCGGCGTTGTTGATAGTGATGCGTTTACTCCCATTACTGAGTGACCCTTGGATTGATTGTTACTATACCTTCAACAACTCTGGTCTTGGTTCCAGATCCAGAAGTTATAACTGCATCATATACGTATCGACCATGAGGTATGGCTGCCGTCTGTGAGTTGGATAAAACGAGTGTAAATTGACCTGCTGATGCATCAGAAGTCGCTGTAGTGAACGCTACTGTTGCAGAGGATGAATCGTATGACTTACGTATCTGAGCTGCGTGTGAGTACCCAGAAAGGTTTACTGCACTTCCAGTACTATCTGTAACAGTTACAGTAGTAGTGAAATCTGCTCCTGCATCAATGAATATATTTGAAATGACTGCCATGTTTAACCCTCATAAATGTTTAAATATTTATAAGGGTTGATGACTAGAGAAGTGTATTAGGAAGGTTTGGTGGGCCAGGTAATGTCTGAGTATTTTGTTTTGCTACTCTGATCCTCTGGTAATGTTCTTAGAGAAGTCCTGTATTTTGCCCAATCTGATTTCTTTTGAGTTGTCAATGGAGAGTCACCACCCTGAGTCCAATCTGATTCTGCAAGGAGTCTGGTTCTTTCTCTTCTGATTAAAGTCCATTCCCAAGCAAGATCCCATGCATCTTTAGCAGTATCATCTTTAACTATTTCTTTTTTAGTGTCATCCCACTTGAGGTGATATCCTCCTTTATATTCAGGTTCTGGGTCAGGTTGAATATAATCTAAAAGTTCAGTTAAATCTTGGTCATGCTCTACTATTGTAAATGACTCGCTAGGATAAGTTACTACACCCTCAGAGTCAGTTATAGATGCTACCCAAGTATTATATGCAGTTAAATCTATGCCTTTAGCAAGCATTCTACATTGCCATTCCAATTCTTCAATTGCAATTATTTTTTTATCTGAGGTATTGTATGCAATACAGTACATTATTTAACTCCTATTACTTATTCTATGATATTCTGTGACATTCCCACAAACCCCAACGAGTATCATTTGCTCCTTGATAACCACCAACTCTTTGAATATAATCACCTCTTCTTAAATGAACTCGTATATTTCCATACATACCAGTACTAGAACTAGAACCATAATGAAAAAACTGAGCCAATTGTCCATTTATGTTAAACTGAACGTGCTGATTACTCAAATGACTACCACCACTAATTTGGTATTCACCCTCTCTTAAACAAATTATTCTATCGTTTGATATTGCAAAATCTTTGTTGTGATAAGCTGATATTTTATCATTACCGCTAATTGAACCAATGCCGGAAGGTCTTCCAAAAGATTTTCCAATAATTCCCCCCCTCCACAATGAAAAAGTGATGTTATTGAGATCCCCAGCGCCATTAGCAATTTGGGTACTAGCATTAAATCCACCTGAAATTCCTATATAACTCGTATCCCTAGTAATCTCATCCCAAGTCTTGCCGTCAGGAGTACAAACTAAATTCGTCTGCTCCATGTTTCTATCGCCACCGACTAACTCATATGAATGGTGTGTTTCAAAAGTTTGGTAATGGGAACTTGTGTGAATTGGCGTGACTATTTCAAAACTTGTAGTGTTCCCAGCATACTGAACCGCTGTTGCGTTAATACCCCAATTATAAACTCCTGGCACTTTACTAGTAGCTATATACTGGTAAGACCCATAATTACTATTGGTAGAATCGTCTGTAGTAGTTTGAGATGTTGAATCAATATAGATCTGAGCTTTTGTTGGACTTTGATGACCACGATGAACTATATTTGTTCCAAAAGCAGGAATTCTTTGTGGATTACTTGTAGCAGAACTAGGAGTTCCACTATGTCCTGAATTATAAAAACCACTATGGTTTGAACTAGCTGATGTTGTCCCAATAGCACCATAACCACTTCCATCATAAAGAACATCCCTAGAAGGATTTTGTTCTCTTACTCCTTTACTTACTAGTCCTACAGTTTGAGATGAAACAGCTACAAAATCTGCCATTAGCATATAGTCAGCTAGCACTACACAATCTTCAGGGATTGGTGGACGTTTGGGTTGAAATATGTCAATATATTCTATCCCTTGGATATTAGAATTATCGTCTTTAACTTTTACTCCATCTACAAAAAAATCATTAAGTGAAGACCCACTTTTTCTTTGTGGATTTGCTACATGAGTACCATAAGGTAAATTTTGTACTACTATATTATTAGCTAATGATGAATAAGTTGCATTTGCACTTGGAGCATGAAACCCTAATCCTGAACCTATAAAAGTTATCCAAGTTTGACTGTCAGAAGTACCATTAACACCAAGAATTGCATTGTTATGAAGAAATGTACCATGAGAAGCAATAGCAGTAAGTCCGTCATCCATTACATACTGAATATTAGTAGCTGTTCCGGCAAACATAGTTGCATCTGGGTAACTACCACCATTTCCTTGATTTCCTGCGCCGTTTCCGAACTCACGAAAATGAAAGGTCTTTGCAACTTCATATAATTGAGTTGCATTTGCTATTGTTGTGGTATCAAAGTTAATTATATCATCATTTGTACCAGCAATGATATGAGCATTTGATACTGAATTTGATTCTATAGCAGTTACATTCTGAGCATTAGGGGGCATCATAGTTACTGAAGTTTTTATCGTTCCTGCACTATCTACCCATTTGACAACTCTACCTCCGTTCCAAGGTCTGTGATAATTTGATGTTCCTGCTTTCCAATTATCCATTCCTAATGAAGTGTCCGTATCAATAAGATTTGATAGTGCTGAAGCAGTAGTTCCAGAACCACCATAGGACATTGTTGTAAACGGATCGTAATGGGGATGTATTGCATTATCCAAATCATCAGAACCTACCTCAAACTTCTTACCAAAAGAGACAACATTTTGTTTAGGAATTTTGATTTCACTACGTCTTGCATCTGATGCAGTATCTTGGGCTATTAGTTCTATGCCATATAAGATTACATAGTCACTAGAAGCGTGTGGTGTAACTCTTACTGTGTGTATCCCTAATGTCTGATTTAAACCTAAATTAACTACTGATCCTGAATCAACAAATCTTCCAGCTGATTCTACTCCAAGTGGTGAATTTATAACAGTTTGAAGCGAATTGTTTTCGGAAGTTGCAGTACCTCCATCCACCTTAACATTGAATCCTCTGTCTGCGGTTTGTTGCATACCTATAATATTCATATCAGAAAAATAACCTACAATCTCAAAGTAAGAATCAACTCCACCACTAGAACCAGTTCCTATTGATACTCCATCCGCTCTATTAAAATGTAATGGATCTTTTGTAGAGACTAACCTTAACCATTTTCTCCCATCTAAAGAATAAACGCTATAATTATTCTCCAGATTTGCTGTTTCTTGTTCAAGTACTTGTAGTGTTTTAATCTTGTGTCTCTGTGATCCATAGTGTGCGCCGATTCTAGGATCTTTTATAGGTTGACTTCCTCTAACATCGGTGTAGTAGTAACTGTGGCCATCACCACCAGATTGGGTTTGTGGAGTTCCATAATTACCAGAGTGAGTAGCACCATTCAGGAGTTTTCCAGCAACAGCTGGTTGCAGAACGCCAGGAATGATATGAGGTACAGATTGTGCAGTGTAGTCTACAGAAAGTTCAGATTCACCAACTGAGTTTGCAGGAATATCAACGGCACCAGAGATTGCAGAAGAACTTAGAGCATCAGCACCAACTTGGTCTGTGCCTATCTTTGCACTGGTGACAGCATCATCTGTAAGTGAACCTGTTATAATTTTAGATATTGCCATTGATTACTCTGGTTTTGGATTATCTGTCTTTACCTTGGCTACTGCTTCTTGCCATTTCTTTGTTCCATTGACTGCATCCCAATATTGCATATCAAGTTGCTCTTGGATGCTTGGATAATTATGCCTCCTATTATAATCATACATATTTTTAGGATCAGACATCCTTTTTTCATACTGCTTTTGCAGTTTTTCAGTAAGTTCTTTTTCTTGATTAGTCATTTTATTCCATACATTCTTACTGTTCCTGAAACCCAGTTTCCTGACTCAGTTTGCAAATTAATGCTAGGGTGTGCTTCAACATAACCTTCATTATGCCCACCAAGACTGAGTTGTTTATTATAAGCATCTTGGTTTTGGTAATTCACTATCCCCTGCCCATGAGTTCTCATGGCTGCCGCAGGGTTAAAAACATAAAAAACTCCGTTATATTCACAATTATTTCCCAAATCACTTTCTATGCCGAAAAGAGAATCACCAGTATTATTATTTTGATGACCACTACCACTTCCATTGTAATAACTTTGGTAGCTACTAGATCGATAACTGTCACTTCTAACTGTTCCTGAAGCATTCTTTAAAAACCAGTAAACATGAATTGAATCGGTTGCAGGTTTTAAACCAGTAACTACAAATTTGTAAGTGTTATAAGTAGTGGTCATACCTGTAATAGCAATAATATTTGAAGAATTATTTGCAGTATATGTATTAAGCAATACTTCAGAACCACCAATAGAAGCAGGAACCACAACGGAAGATCCTAAAGTGCCTGCTGTAATTGTTCCTGCATTTGCAATACCACCAGAAGCAGTAAAGGCTCCTGCTGCGGTCAAAGTTCCAGAACCAGTAGTCGCAATATTTCCTGTAGTACTGATTGCAATATCGTTTGCGAGTTTGTCTCCCGATATCGCATCATCAGCAATATCAGCCGTACTTATCGTATCTGAAAATGTCGTTGGTGGTCTTCGTATTGCCATGTTTACTCTGGTCTAGTGGGCCATGTTATCTCTGAATATTTAGTCTTGCTTGACTGTTCAGATGGTACATCTCTAAGTGCAACTCTGTATGTCTTCCATTTAGCAGGGACTGTCCCTCCGTTCTCTCTTGCCTTGATGACTACCCAATCGGTTTCTGCAAGGAGTTTATTTCTCTGTGTTCTGATTCGTTTCCATTCCTGAGAAAGTACCCATGCAGCCTTAGCATCATCATCTCCAACTACTTTTTTAGATGAAGAATCCCATTTAAGATGATAATAATTTCCATCTATATCTGAAGTAATATGACCCGAAGCAAGGAAGTCATCCATGTCTTGATCTACTTCTTCAACAGAATAATCTTCACCAGAATAATCAATAGTTTCTCGTAAATCTGGTGAAGTTCCTGTAACAGTAGTAACTGATTTTATCCATTCCCAATAGTCTTCAATAGAAATGTTTTTAGTACTTAAACGACATTCCCACTCTAGTTCTGAAAAAGCAATTATTTTGTTGTCTTTATGAGATATAAACATATTATCCAACCCTATCAATTTGAACAGTATCACCACGCCTATCTACACTCGGCCCCATCCAAGATATGTGATCACCTCTATTTAAATAATAAGTACCAGTAAGAGTTTGAAATTCATTTGCATCTGCGTGATATGACCAAAATATATGTGAAGTAGCAGTCTGACTATCTGCACTTCTCATATCTGCCTCATTTAGAATGATACCCCATGTACCAGCCGCACCAACAGCAGTGCTAATTCTAAGAGAGTATGTGAAACGATAAAGTCCAGGCACTAAACAAATAACTCTATCGTATGAAATAGCAAAATCTTTGTTGTGCCAAGTTTGAACACGCCAGTCAGAAGATTTTGCTTCAGTGCCTCTCCATCTAGAATTAATTCTTGGATGATAATCTTGTGTAGTCAAACCATCAGTTGCGTATGAAGTACTTATGCAACGATTTCCTATATAACTTGTATCCCTTGTGATCTCATCCCATGTCTTGCCGTCAGGACTACAGACTAAATTATGCTGTTCCATATTCCTGTCACCTCCAACTAACTCTTTGCAATAAAGAGTTTCAAAGGCTTGGTAATGTGAACTTGTATGAATTGGCGTATGAATTTCAAAACCTTGAAAAGTCCAGTTATTTGCACCTGAACCTTTATTATTTTCTCCTGCAAACTTCACTCCATTTACACCTAGAGTATGCCCTGTTACACGTTGTCTACCTGACCATCCACTTGTAGAAACAGAAGTAGTAGTAAGTGATGTAGAATTAATAGGTTCTGTGGTTGCAGAAAATCTATCTGCATAAGTTTTAACATCAACAGTAGTTCCAAAGTAAGGTAATTGTGCAAATGGTTCACCCCCAGAACTAGGATTATCATAAAGATTAGTCATTCCCATATAATATCCACCCAAAACCGCAGCGCCTCCAAGTTGAGGATTATTTACATAGAGACTTTGATTGGTTCCCTCATCATAAAAACAATCATTCATACAATTAACCAAACGTGTTCCTTTGCTGATCACTTCAACT